CTGTAATAATTCATTAAGGAGAAACAACATGACAACAGTATGGCAAATCAACCAAATGGAAAGAACGCTTGCGGACGGTGGCGTAGTCGTATGTCACTGGCGAGATAATACACAACAGCATAACCATACGCCTATCGGACGGTAGGCACAGATAGTCAATCTCAAGTTTTCTCATATTATAAATAGAGGATAAACTCTAATGTAATATGGGAAAACAATGAGTATTAGCAAACCTGCAACAAGAGAAGAATTCAAAGAATTTTGTCTGAGGAGACTCGGCGCACCTTTATTAGAGATAAATGTGGCTGACGAACAGGTCGAAGACTGTGTTGAGGTATCCTTAGAGTATTATCACGACTATCACTTTGACGGTACACGTAAAATATACCTATCTCATGCAATCACGCAAGAAGATATTGATAATAAATATCTACCCATAGCAGAAAACATCATTGGAATAACCAACATTCTTCCTATCGGTGGTGCGTTTTCAGTAAACAATATGTTTAATATTCGATACCAGATGTCTCTGAATGATGCTTTCGCATTCAACTACGGTCCTGTGGCATCATACTATATGGCAATGCAGAATATCTCACTGATGGAGGAGATTTTTGTAGGGCAACAAGGGCTAAGATTCAACCGCCACACAGATAAAATTTATATCGATACCGACTGGACTGCAAGACTCAATGTTGGCGAGCATATCATTTTAGAGTGTTACGAAATACTCGACCCAGAAACTTACACTGATGTGTGGAATGACCGATGGTTGAAGCGTTATGGAACTGCACAAATCAAAAAACAATGGGGAGAAAACCTTAAGAAGTTTGAAGGAATCCAAATGCCTGGCGGAGTAGTCTTCAACGGGCAGAAGATCTGGGATGAAGCTTCTGAAGAGCTGGCTAGATTGGAAGAAGAAATGAATTCCTCATATTCTTTGCCAGTCAGCGATATGGTAGGATAATATGGCTCGCAATGCATTTTATAATCAATACACAGAGATAAAAAAAGAACAGTCTCTTGTAGAAGATTTAATCATAGAAGCCATCCGTATCTATGGTATTGACACATATTACTTGCCAAGAACACACATCAATTTAGATTACTTGTACACTGAAGACACTCTAACTAAGTTTGATGATGCTCTGCAAATGGAAATGTATGTCAAGACGTATGACGGATTCGTTGGGCAACAAGAGTTTTTGTCTAAGTTTGGTTTACAAGTAGATGAATCAATAACATTCACTATTGCACAAAAAAGATTCACCCAGTCACTAACGGAATCAATCCTTACAGAATATAATCATAACATAATCCTAGAGAATGATGACAACCTTATTCGAGAACAGACCTATGATTATTCTGACATTATCAGACCAAGAGAAGGCGATTTAATATACCTTCCTCTTGCTGGATTTATGTATGAAATCAAGTTTGTAGAACATATAGAAACATTCTTCCAACTTGGGAAGCTATATACTTATGAGGTTAAAGCAGATAGGTATGAATACTCAAGTGAAGTTATTGATACTGATGTCGCTGAGATTGATGGCATCGAAGATGATTTGAGTGCTGATATAACAATCAATGCTGCTATAGAAGATGCTGATGATACAGCCGATAATGCATATATCGAATCTAGGATAACCGATGATGATATTCTTGATTTAAGTGAAAATAATCCATTTTCTTTATAAAATAGTGTCTGAAGAAACTAAAGCGAAACAGAGCGCTGCGTTAAAGGGGAAAAAGATAAACTTAGGAGCAACATATACGATGAAGCATGTCGTATGTCCGCACTGTGGTGTGGGTGGTGCTGGTGGTAATATGACAAGATACCATTTTGATAAATGTAAGCATAAAACGGGAACTAACTAAATGATTTTTGGTCACGATTTTTATCACGGAACAATTAGAAGATATGTCATTATGTTTGGCAATATCTTTAATGATATGCAGATCAAAAGATATGATTCTTTGGGTGCTGTTGCGCAGACGCTGAATGTTCCCATTTCTTATGGCCCTAAACAAAAACAAATCGAAAGGGTGTTGGCAGATCCAGATTTTACTAGACCTGTTTCTACTATATTACCACGCATAGGATTTGCTATGTCAAGTATGGGCTACAATCCCACAAGAAAACTAAATCCATTTTCTAAGTTTCAGGGAACACTGGACACAGTAAACTCAAATGTTCCCACGACATATGCTCCGGTGCCATATGATTTTAATTTCCAACTAAGTATTTTGACTAAGAATGCTGAAGATGGTACCCAGCTTATAGAACAAATCTTACCTTTCTTTGTACCTGATTATACGGTGACGATGAAGGTTTTGCCTGATGTCAATGCTACTATGGATATTCCAATAGAGCTTGGCTCCGTGACTTCTGATGATAGTTACGAAGGGGATTATGGTAGCAATAGGATATTATCTTGGGATTTGGATTTTACTGTCAAGGGATACTTGTTTGGACCTGTAACGACATCTGATTATATCACTAACGCAGAGGTTGCATATTTCCAATGGGATGATAATGTCGCTACTGACACATACAACTATATTGGTGATGCGGGCCTTAATGTTACGGAGGTAATAACGTGAAGAAAACTGTAGACGAAAAGATAAGTGATTTCTTGAATATTGACAATGGTATCATCGAAATAAGCGAAGAAGATTTTTATACAGAAGAAAAGCCAAAGCAAGAAGTTGTTCATTCTAGCAAAGAAAATGAGAACGTAGAAGCAGACTATGAGTATGCCAGAAACAATCTCAAGGGGCTGATTGAGAACGGTAAGGATGTTATAACCAATATGATGTACCTTGCAAAAGAAACCGAGTCTCCAAGAGCGTATGAAGTTGCGGGGCAATTAATCAAAACGATTGCTGATACCAACAAAGACCTTTTAGACTTGTCGAAGAAAGTCAAAGATGTCAAGAAAGAAGATGCGAAAGATGCGCTGGCGTCTGGGGTTACTAACGTAAGTAATACACTTTTTGTTGGGAGTACTGCAGAGCTTCAGCAGCTAATTGGGAAAAAATAAATTATGGCAACAACACAGTATCTTGGTAATCAAAACCTAAAGGCCGCTGGTGTTGCAGTAAACTTTACTAGAGAACAGATCGAAGAGTACATGAGATGTGCTGGCGATCCTATTTACTTTATTATAAATTATTGCAAGATTGTAACGCTCGATCACGGATTACAACCGTTCGATTTGTATGAGTGTCAAAAGAATAAAATCAATATTATTCACGAAAATCGTAGAATTATTTTGATGGAAGGGCGTCAACAGGGAAAGACAACTACTTCGGCTGCATATATTCTTTGGACAACCTTGTTTTCCGCAAACAAAACGGTTGCGATCCTCGCTAATAAGGCTGCCGCAGCGCGGGAAGTATTATCTCGATATCAAGTTATGTATGAACACTTGCCTGTATGGTTACAGCAAGGTGTTACGACTTGGAATAAGGGTGACATAGAATTAGAGAACGGATCCAAAGTATTCACGTCCGCAACATCATCCAGTGCAATTCGTGGGCGATCCGTTAATATGCTATACGTAGATGAAGCAGCAATTATCCCCAATAACGTTGCAGAAGACTTTTTTACTTCTGTATACCCCACCATTTCTTCTGGTGAAACCACAAAGATTTTACTCTCGTCTACTCCGCTAGGTTATAATCATTTCTGGAAGTTCTGGAATGATGCGGAAGAAGACAGAAATGGTTTTGTAAATCTTTTTATTCCGTATTGGGAAATTCCCGGCAGAGACGAAGCGTGGGCAAACGAACAGCGCAGACTTCTGGGAGATCTAAAATACAATCAGGAAGTCTTGTGTAAGTTCCTCGGGTCAAGTCTGACATTGATTAACTCAGATGTTATATCACAAATGTCAGGCATTCCACCCACAATGCATAAAGATGGGTTGGATATATTTAAGGATCCAGAGGTTGGTCACGTTTACGTGTTGGTTGCTGACACCGCGAAGGGTGTTGGGGGTGACTATTCTGCATTTACTGTTATTGATATTACACAATCTCCATTTACAATATCTGCTAAATACCGTAACAATAAGATTAGCCCTTTGTTGTACCCTTCAGTTATACATACTGTTGCTAAACAATACAATGAATCATTTATACTAGTAGAAATCAATTCATCCGAGCAAGTTGCCCAAATACTACATAATGAATACGAGTATGAAAACTTACTTTTTATCAGTAGATCTAGCACTGGGCAAAAAATCAACAGCGGTTTCGGTGGATCTGGTAGAACAGAATATGGTATCACAACAGATAAAAAAATAAAACGCATTGGATGTTCTACATTTAAATCTTTGGTTGAGGAAAAGAAACTTTTAATAACTGATATGGATATCATATCGGAAATATCAACCTTCATAGAAAACAAAGGAAGTTATTCTGCAGATGAGGGATACCATGATGATTTGGTTATGACACTTGTTTTGTTTTCTTGGCTGTTCACCGATCCTTATTTTAAAGACCTAACTGATATTAATATACGAGAGGAGATGTATAAAAATCAGATAGAGGCAATAGAGAATAATGTTGCACCTGTCGGTTTTATAAATAATGGTTTGGAAGAAGAAAAGTATGTAGATGATAGCGGTCAGGTGTGGGATTTTGCCGAACCGTTGAAAGTTGAATTTTTATAAATAATAGTAGTAATCTGGAAAACAAACATTTTTACGTGATTCCTATTATAAAATCTTAACGGAGGAGAAAAATAATGGCAATTAACTTACAATCGCCTGGAATAAAAATTACTGAAGCGGATCAAGTCACTTCAGTAGGCTCGGTTGGAACTACCACAGGCGCTTCTGTTGGAGCATTTAGCTGGGGTCCTATCGACCAACCCACATTAGTAACAAGCGAAACTGATCTTGTTTCTAAATTTGGTGTACCTAGTATAACTAATAACGTAGACTTTTTATCTGCATCAAGTTATCTTGCATACTCAGCGTCACAGTACGTTGTGCGTGTTGTTGGTGATAATGCTTTAAACGCAGATTCTGCTGGATCCGGTACTCTTGTCAAAAACGATGACGCATATCTTGAGGCAACCTTAACTAGTTCTGGTCATTGGGTTGCAAAACACGCTGGTGTTTTGGGTAACTCACTTAAAGTTGTGATTTGTGAAAGTGCTACTGGTTTCGAAGATTCATCTTTCTCAGATTTTAAAGGTTTCTTTGATGTTGCGCCTGGAACTTCTGACTTTGCTACCGCCCTCGGCGGATCAAATGACGAACTTCACGTTGCAGTTATCGATGAAGATGGAAAGATCACTGGTGTGCCTGGCACACTTCTTGAGAAGTTTGAAGCTGTATCTAAAGCTTCTGACGCTCGCAAGATCGACGGTGGAACAAACTACTACAAGAACGTAATCAACAATACTTCACAGTATATTCGTTGGGCTAATCACGTTGCTACTGTTGCTGAAAAGACCGCAACAATCACGGATGCTGTTTTCTCGGTAGATAAAGTTACCTATACTTCTGCTGCTCACACACTTGTCGTTGGTGAAACAGTTGTAGTAACTGGTATTATTGATTCTGCAACTGGCGGTGAGTTTGATCTCACTGGTGCTATCACAGCTGTTACCAGTAGTACTTTTGAAATCGCCGCGACTGGAATCACAAACACTTATGTTTCTGGTGGTTTAGGTACAGTAGCTGCGCAATCATCAAACTGGGGAAATACTGCATCAGGAACAACATTTGCTGATGGTGGTGTCGCTTTGGTTCATATTGATTCGCTCGGCGGTGGTGCTGAAGGTGATGGGGTTGGTGATGCAGAAAGAATTGTTGGTATACAGTTGTTTGCTAATAAGCTGAATCTTGACGTTGATGTTATCATCTGCGGTCAAGGCGGAGCTACCGTAGTAAACGCAGCAATTACAATCGCCGAAGCGCGTAAAGATTGTGTCGCTGTATTCTCACCACAAAGAGCTGACGTTGTAAACTCTGCTGGTACAGAATCTACTAACATTGCTGCTTTCGCTGACACTATAAGTGCTCGTTCTACTTACGCAGTCGCCGATTCCAACTGGAAGTATGCTTTTGATCGTTACAACGATGTTTATACATATGTTCCTTGTAATGCTGATGTTGCTGGGTGTATTGCACGTACTGATGCTAATGGTGAGCCTTGGTTCTCTCCTGCTGGTTATCAAAACGGCCGTATCTTAAACTCTGTACGTCTTGCTTGGAATCCTACAGAAGCAGAACGTGACTCACTGTACAAGTTAGGTATCAATCCTATCTTCTCTCAGCCTGGTCGCGGAACTGTATTGTTTGGTGACAAGACTTTCACGCAGAAGAAAACTTCATTTAGCCGAATCAATGTTCGTCGTTTGTTCATCACTATCCAAAGTATTATTGGGGATGCTGCTGGAGACGTTTTGTTTGGTCAGAATGATGCAGCACAAAGAGCGTCATTTAGCAATCTTGTTGGATCATACTTGCGCACAGTGCAGGGTGGTCGAGGTGTTACTGACTTCCGCGTAATATGCGACGGCACTAACAATCCAGACTCTGTAGTAAATGCTAATGAGTTTGTATGTGACATTTTTGTCCGACCTATTGCTTCTGTTAACTTCATCCAACTGAACTTTACTTCAGTTGCCGGTGCCGCTGCATTTGCAGAGATCGGGGGTTAATTAAAAGTTAATAAGGAGATATAAAAATGGCATTTACATTACAAGACATGAAAACAGCAATTGGAGCGGGGGCCCGCTCCAATATTTTCGAAGTAACTTATAGTGGTGGTGGTCTTGATGGTGTGGCAGCAAACTTTTCGTTTTTGACTAAAGCGGCCGCACTGCCTAGCTCCACAGTGGGTTTGATCGAAGTTCCGTTTCGTGGCAGAAGACTAAAACTTGCTGGGGATCGAGTGTTCAATGAGTGGACTGCTACCGTCATTAATGACGAAAGCTTTGCTATTCGCGCAGCACTAGAAACTCATCAAAGTTCGTTTACTGATGTTGATTTCGAAGCGGAATCGCTTGGTGATCGAACCGCAGGAAGATCTACTCTCACAGTCTCTCAGCTTGACGCTGCGGGTGTTGCAGTAAGAACGTATAGTTTAATAAACTGTTTCGCTAGTGAAATTGGTACAATCGATTTATCCTACGATACTACAGATACTGTTGAAGAGTATACTGTTACTTGGACGTATGATTACTTCACCACGTTAGTAGCATAAGGAGAACGAAATGGCAGGATTAAAATTATCAAGCTTCAAAGGCGCGTTAGGCGTTGCAGCCAGACCTAACAATTTCTATGTGGACATTACTTTTCCCAACCAAGTTGGTGTTACTAATACCAACATCAGATATCTGTGTAAAACTGCAGCTATCCCAGCATTTTCAGTTGGTGTAGTTGAGATTCCACATTTTGGTGGTCGTAAAATGAAGGTGCCTGGCGACAGAACCTTCGCAGAATGGACCGCAACGTTTATTGCAGATGAAAAAATGCAACTTCACAAAGATATGGAAGCGTGGTTGCAATATATCAAAGCTTCAGATTACAGTCAGGAAGATTTGGCAGGAAGTGATACCAACGATTATCAAGGAACTATCAGTGTTATTCATACTGATCAAAGTGGTTCTGATCTGAGAACATATAATTTGGAAAATGCATTCCCAACAGAACTGGCTCAGTTAGACTTGTCATATGACAACTTTGACACAATTGCTGAATATTCGGTAACTTTCCAGTATTCACACTTGACAACCGAATAATAATCATATATTATAT